ATGACAAGTTCGGAGACGGAGTTGGAGACGATGAAGTTGATTTCGAAGTCTTACGACGCGAAATCGGGTGCCGCATTCGTCGCATCCGCCGGTGCTGCAGATCGTAAGACATTTTTGCGCAGCCTGACGGATGAACAGGTTCGTTGGTTACCCTATTTGTTTGAATTCTGGGCATTGGAACATCAATTGCCGCCAGAGGGGGATTGGCGGTCTTGGGTCATTTTAGGCGGACGGGGCGCAGGGAAAACCCGCGCTGGTGCTGAATGGGTCAGATCAATGGTGGAGGGGTCGCGTCCGCGCGATCCCGGCCAGGCGCGCAGGGTTGGTCTAATTGGTGAAACAATGGAGCAAGCGCGCGAGGTGATGGTATTTGGGGAAAGTGGTATCTTGGCGTGTTCACCGCCAGACAGGATGCCAAAGTGGATTGCCGGACGACAGATGTTGGTTTGGCCAAACGGGGCTGAGGCGCGATTGTTTTCTGCGTTTGATCCTGAACGCTTGCGTGGACCGCAATTCGATGCGGTTTGGGCGGATGAATTGGCGAAGTGGCCAAAAGCGCAAGAAACATGGGATATGATGCAATTCGCGTTGCGTCTGGGCGAGTTCCCGAGGGCTTGTGTAACGACAACGCCCAAAAATGTTGGAATTCTTAAAACACTGTTGGATCGGTCTAGTACGGTTAGCACCCATGCACCTACATCGGCCAATCGTGTGTATCTGGCTGAGAGTTTTCTGGAAGAGGTGCAGGACCGCTACGCGGGAACACGATTGGGGCGCCAAGAACTGGATGGTGTTTTGTTGCCTGATGTTGATGGTGCGCTGTGGTCTTCGACGCAGTTGGAGACCGTGCTGCTAAACGAAGTGCCTGAGCTGGACAGGATTGTGGTGGCTATTGATCCGCCTGCAGGGGCTTCTGCGACATCGGATGCATGCGGTATCGTGGTGGCAGGTATTGTGATGCAAGGGCCAATTTCGGATTGGCGAGTTTATGTGTTGGAGGATGCATCGGTGCAGGGTGCGAGCCCGAATGCTTGGGCGGCGGCTGCGATTGCGGCCATGGACCGACATGGTGCGGATCGTTTGGTGGCTGAGGTAAACCAAGGCGGGGCAATGGTTGAGGCTATTGTCCGGTCTATTGATCCTGCGGTGCCTTATCGTGGGGTTCATGCCACGCGTGGTAAGGCCGCGCGAGCGGAACCAGTAGCTGCATTGTATGAACAAGGACGCGTAAATCATGCGTTGGGCTTGGGCGATTTGGAAGACGAAATGTGCCAAATGACAGCGCACGGGTTTGATGGACAAGGGTCACCTGACCGTGTGGATGCTTTGGTTTGGGCATTGACGGATTTGTTTTTGGAGCCAGCCAAGACGTGGCGATCGCCACGTATGCGGTCGTTATAACGCGCGAAACACCGGTTTTGGGGTGTTGCTTAGGCGGCGAACGTTGGCTTCTCAACTTCGAAACTAATTTAGACGAAATTCAATCCTGTCGCAGCGAATGCTGTGATGAAAGCGGGACCCAAGGGAGATTTGAATGTTTAATTTTCTAAAGCGATCTGAGGCGGAGCAGATGAACACACCTGAAGTGAAGGCATCTGCCACCGGTAAGATTGCAGCATTGGGATCGGTTGGGCGATCTGTTTGGGGCGCGCGAGATACTGCGTCGTTGACACGTTCTGGGTTTGCAGGAAATCCTGTGGCGTTTCGGGCAGTTAAGATGATTGCAGAGGCCGCAGCAGCGTTGCCTTTGGTTTTGCAAAACGTCGAGCGTCGATATGATACCCATCCGGTTTTAGATTTGATCCACCGTCCGAATGGGGCGCAAGGGCGCGCTGAACTATTAGAAGCGTTGTTTGGTCAGCTACTATTGACCGGGAACGGATATGTTGAGGCCGTCGGCAGTGAAAACGGGTTGGTTGAATTGCACGTTTTGCGATCTGACAGGATGTCGATTGTGCCGGGGAGCGACGGGTGGCCTGTGGCCTATGACTACACTGTCGGCGGACGCAGACATCGGTTTGCTGTGGGGGAAGGGCCGTCCCCAATTTGCCACGTGAAATCGTTTCACCCGCAAGATGATCATTATGGGTTCAGCGCGATGCAAGCGGCAGCTACTGCGTTGGAAGTACATAATGCGGCGAGTAGATGGTCTAAGGCACTGTTAGATAACGCGGCGCGGCCATCTGGGGCGATTGTGTACAAAGGCGCCGATGGTCAGGCGCAGCTAAGCAGTGATCAATATGACCGACTGTTGCATGAGATGGAAACGCAACATCAAGGTGCGCGCAATGCCGGTAGACCGATGCTGTTGGAGGGTGGTCTTGATTGGAAACCCATGGGGTTCAGCCCGTCGGATATGGAGTTCCAGAAAACCAAAGAGGCTGCCGCGCGCGAGATAGCGATTGCGTTTGGGATTCCGCCGATGCTGTTGGGAATTCCAGGTGATGCGACCTATGCCAATTATCAAGAGGCAAACCGTGCATTCTATCGTCTAACTGTGTTGCCGTTGGTGACACGGGTGGCCAGTACGTTAGCAGATTGGTTGGGCGATTTTGAAGGTGAACGGTTCGAGCTAAAGCCGGATCTTGACCAAGTTTCAGCGCTGTCGGCTGAGAGAGATGCGCAGTGGAAACGGGTGGGTGAGGCTGCGTTTTTAACTGATGCCGAGAAGCGAAACTTGTTGGGTTTGCCATCGTTGGAGGTTGGAGATGGCTGATCTGCGCGAAACTTTTGAGTGTGGACCATCCTTGCGCATAGAGGCGCAAGAACGGCTGGTTGCGTTGCAGTTTTCCCAGTTGAACACTCAATTGGGTAAGATCGAAGCCATGATGGAACGGTTGGAACGCCGGCTATGGTTGACTGTTTACGGGGTTGTTGGGGTGATTTTGGCGCAAGCTTTTGAATCTATTTTAACGGCGACCCCATGAGGAGAAAATGATGACTTTAGAGCACAAATTTATGGCCCTTGGGGATGCGAAACCTGTCGAGAACGGCATCGAGATCAGCGGTTATGCTTCGTTGTTTGGTAAGGCTGATCAAGGCGGTGATGTGGTGAAATCCGGGGCTTATGGTGCGTCGTTGACCCGATTGGCTGCTAAGGACAACAGCGTAAAGATGTTGTGGCAACACGACCCGAGCCAACCGATAGGTGTCTGGGATGAGGTTCGTGAGGATGCCAAAGGGCTATGGGTTAAAGGCCGCATTTTGACGGATGTAGAGAAAGGTCGCGAGGCAGCAGCACTAATAGAGGCGGGCGCCATTGACGGTTTGTCTATTGGTTACCGTACGGTGCGGGCCACCAAGAATGACACGGGCGGTCGCCTGTTGTCAGAGTTGGAATTATGGGAAGTGTCGTTGGTGACGTTTCCCATGCTTCCCGATGCGCGGGTGGGGGCAAAAGGGGCGGACCCTATTGAAACCGCCATGCGTGAGTTGGCAGGGGTTTTTGAGGATGCCCGTGCCGTGCTGGGCCACAGCTAGCTAGGGCCGGCGTTTCACCGAAACGATCTGAAGGATCATGATTATGACGACACCCGAGTGCAAGGCTCGGGCCGGGGAAGCTGTGTCTGAACAGGCAGCTCCGGCCAGTGAACTGAAATCTGCGATGGCAGGTTTCGTGAGCGATTTCAAAGATTTCACAACTGGTATTCACACCAAATTGCAAGAGCAGGATGACCGTATGACCAAACTTGACCGTAAATCGATGACGATGGGTGCACGCCCTACGCTGGCTGCAGCAGCGTCTGCTGAGGCACCACACCAGAAGGCATTTGAAGACTATTTGCGCTCTGGTGATGATGATGCGCTACGTGGTCTGGAGATTGAAGGTAAATCCTTGTCCTCGGTTGTGGCGGCTGATGGTGGATATCTGGTTGATCCACAGACGTCTGAAACAATTCAATCTGTCTTGGCATCCACTGCGTCCGTGCGTGCGATTGCAAATGTCGTGAACGTCGAAGCCACGTCTTATGATGTGTTGATTGATCACACCGAGCTTGGTGCTGGTTGGGCTACAGAGACCGATCCGACGTCTGAAACAGGAACGCCGTCAATCGACCGGATTACAATTCCATTGCATGAGTTGTCTGCGCTTCCTAAAGCGTCACAACGTTTATTGGATGATAGCGCATTTAACATTGATGAATGGCTGGCTGGCCGTATTGCTGACAAGTTTGCCCGTTCAGAGGCAGCTGCGTTTGTGAATGGCGATGGCGTCGACAAACCAACTGGTTTCTTGACGGCACCTGCAGTGGACAACGACGTCTGGGTCTGGGGTAACCTCGGCTACGTTGTGACCGGTGCTGATGGTAGTTTTAGCGGTGCGGATGCGCTGATTGATCTGGTTTATGCACTGGGCGCCGAATACCGTGCGAATGGCACATTTGTGATGAATTCCAAAACAGCCGGTGATGTGCGCAAGCTGAAAGACAATGACGGTCGTTTCTTGTGGTCTGACGGTTTAACGGCCGGTGAACCCGCGCGCCTGTTGGGCTATCCGGTCCTGATCGCAGAGGACATGCCAGATATCACGTCTGACGCCACAGCGATTGCATTTGGTGATTTTGGTGCGGGTTACACCGTTGCTGAACGCCCGGATCTACGCGTACTACGTGACCCATTCAGCGCCAAACCACATGTGTTGTTTTATGCAACGAAACGTGTTGGGGGCGCGGTGTCTGACTATTCCGCGATCAAGCTTTTGAAATTCGGCACTGCGTAAGCGGTACTGAACGGAGCGGTACGCCTTTTGGGGGGTGCCGAGTCCGGGCGCGTGCAAGGCGTGAGGTCACCTCGCGTTGTCCAGCTGCTTCCTTCCGTCCGAGCAATGCGGGGAGTACGCGTCCGGTTCTAGCTGAGGTTAGGCGGATCAAATTGAGACCGTTTTCGGAGTTAATCCATGATGTTGATTGAAGAGACCACAGTGCCAGTGTCGGCTTTGCCTGTGGCCGTGTTTAAAGAACACTTACGCCTTGGAACAGGGTTTGCTGATGACGGTTTGCAAGACGCGTTGCTTGAGAGCTTTTTGCGTTCTGCAATGGCAGCGATTGAGGCGCGAACTGGTAAGGCAATGATTGAACGTACGTTCAGTTGGAGCGTATCGCGGTGGCGCGGAGTTAGCGAGCAGGCACTGCCAATTGGTCCAGTGAGCGCGATTGTAAGTTTGACGTTGAGTGATCGTTTTGGCGATGAAGAGCTGATTGATGCGCAGAGCTATGTTCTGCGACCGGACATGCAACGCCCCGTGTTGACAACTGTATCCGGTACATTGCCAGCGATCCCCAGTGCGGGAACGGCCAAGATCGAGATGATGGCAGGTTTTGGGCCAGAGTGGAGCGATCTGCCTGCTGATTTGGCCCAGGCTGTAATGTTGTTGGCCGCACATTATTATGAGTACCGCCATGAGGTTCAGTATGACGGCGGCTGCATGCCGTTTGGTGTCAGCGCGCTGATAGAGCGGTATCGCACTGTGCGTTTACTGGGCGGAGGGGCTGCATGATGGCTTACCGTTTGAACAGGCAGTTGGTGTTAGAAAGCCCTGAACGGATTGCCGATGGAGCGGGAGGGTATGTCCACAATTGGATCGCTTTGGGTACTGTATGGGCAAAGATGATCGCGAGCACGGGACGTGAGGCCGCGGGGGTCGCAGCACCACTGAGCCGTGTGGCTTACAAGATTATCGTGCGCGGTGCGCCTACAGGATCTGACGCGCGACCAAAGGCCGATCAACGGTTTCGCGAAGGTGACCGCCTTTACCGGATTTTGTCAGTCGCAGAAGATGATGCCGACGGCCGCTTTCTGATGTGCAGAGCATTAGAGGAGATAGTGGCATGAGCTACGGTGTATCGGCGGCATTACAAACCGCAGTTTATCAAGCACTATCAGCGGATGTAGCGTTGAGTGCAGTTGTTGGTAGTCACATCTATGACGCGCTGCCATCCGGGATATTGCCACCGCTTTATGTGGCATTGGGACCGGAAGAGGTGATTGACCGATCGGACAAGACCGGTGCCGGGGCCATGCACAAATTCACAGTGTCAGTTGTCACGGATGTGGCAGGTTTTGCCACTGCAAAATCGGCGGCTGGGGCGGGGTCTGATGTATTGGTCGATGCGGTGTTGCCGCTGGATCGCGGTACGTTGGTTGCGCTGAATTTCCAACGGGCAAAAGCAGTGCGGGTTGGTACAGCCGATGAACGCCGTATCGATCTGACATTCAACGCAATCGTGCAAGACGACTGATTGCCCGCAGTCAGAACAATTTTCAAAGTTTTATGGAGGATGCGATATGACAGCTCAAAATGGTAAGGATCTGTTGATCAAGGTGGATATGACGGGCGATGGCCTGTTTGAAACAGCCGCTGGATTACGTGCAACACGTATTAGTTTTAACGCTGAGACTGTCGATGTGACGTCGTTGGAGAGCACTGGGGGGTGGCGCGAAGTACTGGGCGGTGCAGGTGCGAAATCTGCATCAATCAGCGGGTCGGGTGTTTTCAAGGATGCGGATACAGACGAACGAGTACGCACGATTTTCTTTGATGGGGAAACACCAGATTTTCAAGTAATTGTACCGGATTTTGGTACGATTGAAGGGCCATTCCTAGTGAGCTCCGTCGAATACGCAGGCAACCACAATGGTGAGGCGACCTATGAGTTGTCGCTAACGTCAGCGGGTGAAATTACCTTTGTGGCCTTCCCATAATGAGGGGTACCTCGCAGTTTTCGCCACATAACCCTTGGGCGGGTGAAGTTGGCCTAATCATCGATGGGCAAATGCATGTGTGCAAACTGACCCTTGGTGCTTTGGCTGAGCTTGAGGTGGCTTTGGAGACCGACACATTGGTCGAATTGGTCAAACGGTTTGAACAGGGCGGGTTTTCGACCCGCGATGTTCTGGCGTTGATTGTGGCAGGGCTTCGAGGTGGCGGATGGCAGGGCACGGTTGGCGATTTGGTGCAAGCTGAAATCCAGGGTGGCATTGTGCGTGCTGCTGAGGCAGCGGCCGAATTACTGGCCCGTGCGTTTGCGACGCCATGAGCAATCAAAAAAATGGCTTTGATTGGGCTGGGCTTATGCGCGCAGGGATGCGCGGATTGCGTTTGAAACCACATGAATTTTGGGCGCTGACCCCGGCTGAGTTGTGGCTGTTGTTAGGGCCTGAGGCGGGCGAGATGCCCATGGGACGTAGGCGGCTAGATGAACTAGCGCGCGCATATCCCGATGATTTGGCGGACATAGGAACGGACGATGGATGATATTGACGGGTTGGATGCCCTTGAAAGTGAAGCCAGGGTTTTGGAAGAAACGCTGGGTTCGGTTACGGCGATGACTGACGCCTTTGATAGTCAGTTACGTAAGATGCAGGGCACCTTGGGAGACACGACACGGGACTTGGGCAACTTGGATCGCGGATTCTCGAGTGGTTTACGTCGTGCTTTAGAACTGTGTATCAGAATGCGATTACCCCTGTGACAGACCATTTTGGCAGCATTTTAGCGGGCGGCGTGAATTCACTGGTGTCCAATTTATTGCCATTCGCGCAGGGCGGCGCATTTAGTGGTGGTCGTATGACCGCATTTGCAAAGGGTGGTGTTGTGGATGGTGCCACAACGTTCCCAATGCGCGGCGGTACAGGGTTGATGGGCGAAGCTGGGCCTGAAGCAATTATGCCGCTGACACGAGGTGCTGACGGTAGTTTGGGGGTTAAGGCTCAAGGCAGCCAAGCCGTTAATGTGACGATGAACATCTCAACGCCCGACGTAGCAAGTTTTCAGCGCAGTCAATCACAAGTCGCAGCATCCATGAGCCGTGCGCTGAGCCGCGGTCAACGGAATCGTTAAGGGGAAAAGCAATGAGTTTTCATGAAGTACGGTTTCCTGCAAATCTTAGCTTTGGGGCGCTGGGCGGGCCAGAACGGCGCACTGAAATTGTGACGTTGTCTAATGGATTTGAGGAACGCAACACGCCCTGGGCACACTCACGCCGTCGATTTGATGCCGGTATGGGATTGCGTTCGTTAGAGGATGTGGAAGCGGTTGTGGCGTTTTTCGAGGCGCGTCAGGGGCAATTGCATGGATTTCGATGGAAAGATTGGTCGGATTACCGATCAGCATCGCCGTCGCGCGAGATCACTGGGGATGATCAGGTTTTAGGGATGGGAGACGAAACCCAGACCGAGTTTCAACTGATAAAGATCTATCGTTCTGGCACTGTTAGTTATGAGCGCCCCATTTCGAAACCCGTTGCAGGAACTGTTTTGGTTGCGATTAGTGGCGAGCCGCAAGTTGTGGATGAAGATTATACGTTGGATGTGGAAACTGGCATTGTAACGTTTACCCATCCACCTGATTTTCAGGCTGAGATTACAGCGGGTTTTGAATTCGATGTGCCGGTTCGATTTGATACGGAAGCGATTTTTACATCAATGGCTTCGTTTCAGGCTGGTGAAGTGCCTGACATCCCAGTCGTTGAGGTGCGCGTATGAATAGGTTTCAAGAACATTTGGAATTAGGCGCGACGACACTGGCGCGATGTTGGGCTGTTGTCCGTCGGGATGGAGAAACATACGGGTTCACTGATCATGATGGTGAGCTTGAATTTGATGGGATCACGTTCAAGGCTGATAGCGGGATGACGGCACGCGCGATTATGTCTGGGTCTGGATTGTCAGTCGATAATTCTGAGGCAATGGGTGCGTTAAGTGATGCGGCTATCACGGAAGCTGATATAGAAGCGGGCCGATTTGACGGGGCAGAGGTGACGGCATGGTTGGTTAACTGGGCTGATGTAGAGTTGCGTTCATTGCGATTTACTGGAACTATTGGTGAATTACGGCGTTCCGGTGGCGCATTCCATGCTGAATTGCGTGGGCTTACAGAGTTGTTAAATCAGCCGCAGGGGCGGGGGTATCAAACACCATGTCAGGCGATCTTGGGTGATAATGCGTGCGGGTTTGACTTGGATGCAGATGGCTTTTCGACCGAATTGGAGGTCGAAGAAATCGAAGATAGTCGGCGTTTTTTATTTTCCGAACTTAATACATTCGAACCTGCATGGTTTGAACGAGGTCGACTGACCGTCTTATCTGGTTCTGCGAAGGGTCTGGTTGGTGCGATTAAACGGGATCGTTTTGTAGATAGCATTCGACAGATTGAAGTTTGGGAAACGTTTCGCGCTCAAATCGAAGCAGGTGATCGAATTAGAATAGAAGCGGGTTGTGATAAACGGAGTTCGACCTGCCGTCTGAAGTTTAACAATTTTCTGAACTTTCGCGGTTTTCCCGACATCCCTGGTGATGATTGGCTGACAGTAACGCCTTCGCGTAACGGTGAAAATTCGGGGCTAAGTTTACGGCGGGAAAGTTGAGATGTCGCGGGTTGTAAGGAGTGCGAGAGGCTGGATCGGAACCCCGTACATTCATCAGGCAGCGCGACGTGGTGCAGGCTGTGATTGTCTTGGGCTATTGAGAGGGGTTTGGGCTGAGATCACGGGTGAACCATTGATTTCGGTGCCGCCATATTCTGCTGACTGGTCAGAACCGCAGGGTGATGAACGCCTTTGGGCTGGATTGTCAGAAAAAATGGAACGCAAATCATTGGCTGCGGCGTCTGCTGGTGATGTTTTGCTATTCCGGATGCGAAGTGGTGCGGTTGCTAAACATGTTGGATTGCAGGCTGAGATCGGTAATTTTCCGACATTTATACATTCTTATCAAGGTCATGGGGTTGTTGAAAACACACTTTCAAACCCTTGGCAACGACGATTAGTCGCGCGTTTTTCCGCGCCCTAAAATCTCCAAAATGAGGACTAAACATCATGGCTAGGTATTGGGCATCGGAGCGTCTGTGATTGGGCGGGCTGCAGGGGCTGCAATTGGGCGTGTGATTGATCAACGGCTTTTAGGGTCCGGCAGCGATGCGGTGGAAACGGGCCGAGTGGATAGGTTTCGTTTGACCGGTGCGAGTGAAGGCACAGGAATCTCTGATGTATTTGGCCGCAACAGAATTGCTGGGCAGGTGATCTGGGCGACACAGTTTCTAGAGCACCAGAGTACATCGGGTGGCGGGGGGAAGGGTGGACCAAGCCAGCCAACGACGACGACCTTTAGCTATTCAGTATCACTGGCGATTGCCCTTTGTGAGGGTGAGATCAGCCGCGTGGGACGCGTTTGGGCGGATGGTGAAGAAATTGCGCGTGATGATCTGAACATGCGGGTTTACACAGGTTCGCAGGATCAATTGCCGGACCCGAAGATCGAGGCCGTCGAAGGCGAGGGGAGCGTACCGGCTTATCGTGGCACGGCGTATGTAGTGCTGGAAGACGTGAATTTGGAGCAATTTGGCAACCGAGTACCACAGTTCTCATTTGAAGTGATGCGCCCAGGTCAAGGGGATGATGCATTACATTCGGATATGGCGTCGCTGGTAACAGGTGTCGCGTTGGTGCCTGGGACCGGCGAATATTCGCTCGCGACGACGTCTGTAACGATTTCAAAAGGCTTTGGGATCACGGAAACAGCGAATGTGAATACGCCGTCTGGGAAATCTGACTACTTGGTTTCTGCTGAAGCTTTGGAAGAGGAGTTGCCGAATTGCGGGTCTGTTTCGGTGGTGGTGTCATGGTTTGGTGATGACCTACGTTGTGGGGATTGCGAAATTAAGCCAAAGGTCGAGCAGACAGAAGCAGATGGGCGTGAAATTCCATGGCGGGTGTCTGGTGTTGCACGCAGTCATGCAGACGTCGTCGCAATTGAAAATGATCGCCCTGTTTACGGCGGGACACCTGCAGATGAGGCGGTCATTGAAGCGCTGCGGGATTTGCGCGCACGCGGTAAGCGCGCGGTTTTTTATCCATTTATTTTGATGGAACAATTAGCCGGCAATACTTTGACCAACCCGTGGACGGGAGAAGAGGGGCAACCTGAACTGCCTTGGCGCGGGCGGATTACGTCATCACTTGCCCCAACAGTTGCAGGTACACCTGATAAAACTGAGGTTGCAGATGCTGAAGTAGCGGCGTTTTTCGGAACTGCGCAAGTTAGCGATTTTTCGGTGTCCGGTGAGCATGTGAATTACACTGGGCCGAATGAATGGTCTTACCGCAGGTTTATTTTGCATTACGCGCATCTATGTGCGCTGGCTGGCGATGTAGATGCGTTTTGTATCGGTTCTGAAATGCGATCACTGACGCAAATTCGCGGCACGACTGGATTTCCTGCGGTAAACGCGATGCGTACTTTGGCCGCCGATGTTCGTTCGATTTTGGGCCCAGATGTAAACATTGGATATGCTGCAGATTGGTCTGAGTACCACGGGTACCAACCTAGTGGGACTGCTGACAAAATTTTCCATCTTGACCCGCTTTGGGCCGATGGTGCGATCGATTTTATTGGGATCGACAATTACATGCCGCTCTCTGATTGGCGCGATGGTGAGGATCATTTGGACGCCGATTATGGTTCGATT